CATGCGGTTAAGTCGTCCTTTTTTCAATCTGCAAATAGCGTGGCAAAACCTAAACGGCAACTTTGGCAGCAATTCGGCAAACGGCATTGACAGTCGGCAGCGTGCGTGGGTGCCCACAATTTGGCTTATCAAAAAAGGCTCTACGCGCAGGAATTCCGATTGAGCGACCGCGCGGCGCGGCTCCATGCCCAGACTGGCCATGCTCAATGGGTGGCGTTTCAGACGCGGCTGGGCACGAGCACTCCCGCGCTCACGGTGCACCATGCGACGGCGGTCGTGGCTCCGCGTGTGGTGGCGGTGCCAGAAGACCTACCCGGCGAGCTGGTTGATCCGCAGGAGGTGCCTGCGCCTGCTGCAATGGCAAAGCCTCGCGCGCAGTGGACGACCGGCGACTGGGCAGAAGTGAAATCGTGGGAGGCTTTTGTGCAGGCGTCCGAGCAGCGGATGCTTGCCCTACGGCGCGGCGATCCCATGGGCGCGGCTGGCTTTGTCAAGCTTGCCGCCGAATCGCTGAAGGCCTACCAATCTGCCCGCGCGGATCGTCTCCGCGCCGAGATCGAGAGCGGCAGTCTGCGCCCTGCATCCGACTTCGAGGAGCTGCTTGCCCTCGTGCAGACCGTGGCAGCCGTCGTCAACAACATCACCAGCGAGCTGCCGCACCAGCTCATGCCGCAAGATCCGGACACCGCCCGCCGCGTGTTGGAGCGCTGGCGCGAGCAGCGGCTTGATCCCTCGATCAAGACCATGCGCGATGGTCTCGCCCACATTCTCGGAACTGCATGAGCCTACGTCATACTATGGCTGGCATTCGGTGGAAGCCGTCGATTGCGGGCGATGCCCAGCGGCTGGCATCGGCCAAGCTCCGCATTCTCGACGCCTTCACTCGTCGCCAGCGGCCAAGCGTCGTCGACTTCCTCCAAGACAACATCGTGTTGCCTGCCGAGTTCGCGCCAGCAGGTGGGCAAGGTCCGTTCCGCATCGGGTCGCGTCGTTATCAAATCCCTATCCTAGAGGCATGGAATCCCGATAATGGTGCGCGCAGCGTGACCAACAGCATGGCCACGCAGATGGGCAAGAGCTCCATCCTCGCGCTCGGCATGTCTTACCGTCTGGTCCATGCGCCGCTGCCCGCCATCATCACGGCGCACTCGTCAGACTGGCTGAAAAATGAGATCAGTCTCGCGCGATTGCAGCCTCTCATCAACGACAACAAAATCCTCGCTGCGCTCAAGCCCGCTGACAGCGATCTCTTCGCGGCAATGGATATGCACATGCAAGGAATGCGTATCCATCTTGGTGGCGGGAATTCCCCCGGCGCGCTAGCAGGCGGCACCTTCGGCATCGTCGTCATTGATGAGGCCGCCAAGATTCAGCACCGGGGCAGCGAGCAAGCGCCCGAGGCCCACCCGATCAACCTCGCGCTCAAGCGCTCTGACGAGTTCGGCGACCAGGCTTTCGACTACCTTTCATCGACGCCCAACGTGTCCGGCCATCCCTTCTGGACACGCATTGAGGAAGGCACCATGACCTACTTTTTCGTCGCCTGTCCGCACTGCCGCGAATGGTTCCCTTTCGATTTTATTGGCACCGATGACGACCGCGCCATGCATGGCCGATTGATTAACAAATCCCTGCCGACTGACTACCGATCCGTCGTCTGGGACACCTCCGCGCGCGATGCCGCTGGTAAGTGGAACATGAGCACCGTGGCAGAGACCACGCGCTACATCTGCCCGCACAACGGCTGCGAGATCACCGAGGCGCATCGCCTGCCCATGATTGAGAGCTTGGAGTGGCGCGCCACCAATGAGTCCACTGACAAGCGCCGACTCTCCTTCATCGGCCCCTCCTTCTTTGCGCCCAAATTCACTTTCGGGCGCATGGCCACCGAGTTCATCACCTCGCAGCTCGAGAGCCTTTTCGGACTGCAAGACTTTTATAATTCGCGCCTCGCGCGCCCCTGGGAAAAGGTCAAGCGGCAGGTGAAAGATGCGAACATCCTTAGCCTCAAAGGCACCTACGCACGCCGCACGATCCCAACGAAACCGCGCTGGCTCATCCTCACTGCCGACCCTGGCGAAACGCGCACGCATTGGATGGTCACCGCCATCGGCATGGACGGCACCTTGCACGTCATCGACTGGGGTACCGTGCTATCCATCGAGGACCTTGGCCGCCCCGACTTCATCCGCGCGCGCAGCTACCCCATCGCAGGCACCGACGCCTTCGTGCAGCCCGTTCGCGGCTTTTGCGATTCGGGGTACATGGCAAATCGTGTGTATGACATGTGCGGTCGCTCTTGCGCCTTCTGGTGGCCCACCTATGGGGCCAATACCAGAACCGGCACCTACACATTATCAAAAATCACCAGTCACCCAGGCTTGGAGCGCATCGCCTACGTTGACCACACGGCGAAGATGGAGCTGTATATCCAGCGCATCGCAGCACTTGGCAGCCCCGGCGTCACTATCCCCGCCGACGCCGAGGTCATCGAGCTCGCCGATGACAAGGGCCTGATCGCTGGGTTGACAGGCCAAAAGCTCATGCAAGTCGGCGACCTTGGCGAATTCAAAAAAATCCCATGGGACCACTACGGCGACACGCTCAAGATCGCACTCATCGCGAGCTGGGTCTTTGATCAACTTTCCGACGTGGGCGAGCGTGTAGGGTGACGGTAACCATTGACACCCACCGCCACGCATGGCGGCGGACATCACGGAACTCACAGCGCAATACCGGCTTCTTGCCGAGATCAATACGAGCAGCTCTCTGAGCGCGCAGAAGACGTGGCTGACCACGCAGTTCAGCTCTGAGTTCACCGGCGGCACGAGCGAGGTCACCAGCCTCACGCAGGAGGGCTCATCCTCCGCATTCCAGTGGCGCGGCAGCACCTCCGAAGAGCGGCGCGCCGCACTGCGCCGGGCCATTGAAGACATCACCGCTGAGATCGCGGGAGATGTCATTGGACCCTCCGCGCCCTGCATGTTGATCCCGCTCTTTGTTCCCCGCGCTGGCCTTTGACCTTCCTTTTGAATTAACATGGCTCCCCGTGCAACCTCCCGCCCTCGGCCCCGCGTCACTGCCAGCGCCACACTGCCAGCCGTCACCACCGCGCCTGCGCAGTCCGTCAGCAGCGGCATTCGCACCGCGCCTGCCTCGCAGACGTGGCGCAGCCACTCCGCGCCGTCCGCCGCCGTGCAGCGCGAGCGCGTCAATACCTCACGCTTCCTGCAAGATGAGGTCGCAATCATTGGCTACATCATCAAAGGCCTAGCAGAGGAAGCCATTGGCGACGGACTGAGTGCCACCAGCAACAGCAGCAACGCCCGCTTCAAAAAGGAGGCCACCGCGTACTTCGCGCAATGGGCCGACAGCCCCGCTATCGACACGCGCAAACGCCTGGACTTCTACCGCGCGCAGCGCTTGCTCGCCGAGACCATGATGGGCGATGGCGAAATCTTTGCACTCAAGGTCAAAGACACCTCCTCCACTGCCCTCGCTCGCCCATTGAGCGACGCCAGCTTCCGCCGCTTGCAGGTGCAGTTCCTCCTACGGGATCAGATTGGCAATGGTGGCAATCGCCCATACTTGGCGAACGGCACCGACTTCATCTGGGACCAAGGCATCAAATACAACTACCTCGATCAAGAGGTAGAGTATCGCGTGCTCAAAGCTGTTAACACCGTTAATGGTGACACCAACTATGTCAGCCGTAGCTCGTCCGAGATGCTCCACATCTTCGACGACCGCACCTTCAATCAGCACCACGGCGACCCCTGGCTTTTCCGTGGTCACAAGAGCGGGCTGGATGCCATGGACCTGCACGCCGTGCGCAAGTTCGCCGCCAAAATTCAAAGCATGTTCCTGGGTGCCATCCAAACAAAAGATGGCCAAGTGCCCAAGTCCATGCAAGGACTCATGCGGAAAGGCACCGCCACCAGCGAGGATGGGCAAACGACCACCGACAACGGCCTTCGCTACCTCGAGCTCGGCGGCGGCGTCGTCATCCCGCTCTTTGCCGAGGGCCAAACCATGTCCTTTTTCCAGGGCCGCGAGGCCATCAGCTTCCCCGAGCTGATGAAAGAAATGTGGTCGGAAATCTGCCTCAGCCTTGGCGCGCCACCTGAGTACATCATCAACATCGCAGGGCTTGGCTCCGCCAGTGTCCGTATGGTCATTGGTAAAATCAAGCGCCTGCTCAACCGCATCCGCCGCCCCATCCGCGACCAATTCTGCCAGCCTATGTGGGAGTTCATCATTGGAGACGCCATCGAGCAAGGACTCCCCTGGACACGCGACGAAAACGGCAACATCGTGCAGGATTGGAAGTCGGTCGATTGGCTCGGTGGCGGCATCGATCCCAGCATCGACGCCGGTCGCGACGAGAAGGCCGAGCAGAACAAGCTCGTCACCTACACCGGCACGCGCGAGGCCTACTGCGCCGCCTACGGCCTGAATGGCGATGCCGTGGGCCGAGCTCGCATCGACGAAATCCTCGCCGATGTCGCCTATGGCTCCGGCCTCAGCATGGACGAAGTGCGAAAGCAACTCCCCCTTCACGCCTGGCTCCCCATGCCCCAGGTGCAAGCCCTGAGCGGCATCCAAGCCCCCACCGAGCCCCCGCCCGAGCCCGTGCCGGCAAACGTCTAACAAATGACAGCCGCCAACTTCTATATCAGCTGATATAGAAATCAGCAGCCCCCTGGCCCGGCCCATGAAGACTCTCGACTCCAGCGCACTTGCTCGGCTGCGGCGCGTGTCAAAACGCTCACTCCAACAATGGACGCGAGAAATGAAACGCGCCGAGAAAGACCTGCGCTCTGGCGACGAAAGAACTGCCCGTGATTTGGTAATGTGGCTCAAAGGATACCTCAAGGCACTCGATGACGTGGAGCAGCCTAACAACTGTACGTCGGCAACTTTTATCCTCCGGAGGATAAAACCTTAGCGCACCGCTTTTTGACAGCGAGCAACCAGCGATGAAACGCTGGTATAAAGTCACCGCTCTTGCCGATAGTCCAAAAGCCGCCGAGGTCCGTCTCATGGGCGTCATCGGCTACGAGTCGAGGGGGCGCGATTGGTACACCGGCGAGGAGATCAGCACGGGCGGAGCAGGCACCATCAAGGAGTTCACCAAGGCCATCGAAGACCTTGGCGACGTGGCCGAGATCAACCTCTTGATCACCAGCGAGGGAGGCGATGTCAGCACCGGGATTGCTATTCACAATGTGCTTGCGCGGCACAGCGCCCGCATCGTCTGCACCATTGACGGCTATGCCTACAGCATCGCCACCGTGATCGCCATGGCGGCAGATGAAATCCGCATCGCAGGCAACGGGCTAATGATGATTCACGATGCCGAGTATTCCGGCTACTACATGGACCGCAAGAGCCTGCAAGACGCCCTCGCCACGCTAGACGCCATGAATCAGAGCATGGCCGCCGCGTATCGGGGCAAGGCTGGGGGTACGGATGAAGAATGGCTCGCCCGCATGGAGCAGACCGTGTGGTTGACCGGTAAACAAGCCGCCGAGTTGGGTCTGGTTGACGTGGTCACGGATGACGTGGCCATGACCGCATTAGCGCCGCTGAAACAGACAACTGCCCGCTATGCGCCGCCGCCAGAGATTGCTGCCCTGATTGACAACGCTGCCACAGCATCCGCGCCACCCGCGCCCCCATATCCGCCACCCACTGCCCCCACTGACGACATGACCAAAGAAGAAATCCAGTCCCTCATCAGCGAGGGAGTCACCACGCAAATCACCGCGCTCAAGACTGAGCACGCGCAAGAAGTCGAGCAACTCAAGACCGAGCTCACCGCCACCATCACCGCCCAGGCCGCTAAGATCAAGACCTTGGCCGACTTGCAGAAGCACGGCATCGCCACCGCCACTGCCGCCGCCTTAGCCCCTGTGGGTGGAGTGGGTAGCACCGCAGGCGCAGGCCCGACCGCGCTGAATAAGGCGGAGTACGACCAGCTCTCCCCGCGTGCCAAAGCGTCCTTCCACAAAGAGCGCGGCCAGATCATCGACGGCTAACCATCCCGATACAGACACCCTTCGCTAAACAACAAGATATGGCCAATACCATCACCAATCTACTGTCCGACTTCTACGCCGCTATGGACGTAGTTTCCCGGGAACTCGTCGGCGCAATCCCTTCTGTGGCACGTGATCCGAGCGCAGATCGCTGCGCGCTGAATGCCTCCATGCGCTCGCCCATCACGCGCGCCAATACCTCCGCAGCGGACATCACCGCCGCCATGAGCATCCCCAGCGCGGGCGATCAGACCATCGACAACGTCGCGTTCACCATCCAGAAGGGCCGCTTCACCAAGTTCAGCTGGACGGGTGAGGAGGAGTATTCGCTCGATCAGAATGGCCCCGGCTCGCTGACTATTCAGCAAGACCAGATCGCCCAGGCCATCCGCGCGTTGACAAACGAAATTGAAAAGGACATTTGCGACTACGCTGCCCTCGGAGCCTCCCGCGCCTACGGCACCGCAGGCACCACGCCGTTCGACACCACCAACAAGCTGGCTTTCACTGCTCAGCTCAAAAAGATCTTGGATGACAACGGCGCGCCAATGTCGGGCCGTAGCCTGATCATCAACAGTACCGCAGGCGCTGCCCTGCGCACGCTGACCCAGCTGACCAACGTCAACGAGTCCGGCACTAGCCTAACCCTTCGCGATGGCGAACTGCTCAACGTGCATGGGTTCTCGATCAAGGAGAGCGCGCAGATCAATGGTGCAACCAAGGGCACCGGCGCTAGCCACCTGATCAACAATGCCTCTGGCTACGCCATCGGCGACACCGCGCTTACGCTCGATACAGGCACCGGCACCATCCTCGCAGGTGACATCATCACCATCGGTAATCACAAGTATGTGGTTGCCACCGCGCTCACTTCCAACGTGGTCACCATCGCCGCCCCTGGCTTGCGTGAGACTGTCGCAGACAACACTGCCGTCACGGTGAACAACACCAGCTCCCGCAACTTTGCATTCTCGCAAAATGCAATCCTGCTTGGCACCCGACTGCCCGCATTGCCTAATGCTGGCGACCTCGCCACCATGCGCGAGACCATCGTCGATCCCCGCAGCGGCATTGCCTTTGAACTGGCTGGCTACCCTGGCTATCGCATGATGACCTACCACGTGAGCGCCGCATGGGGTGTCAAGGTACTCAAGCCTGAGCACCTCGCCATCTTGCTCGGCTAAGCAACTCCCTCCTTGATCGCGCTACCATGAGCCTCGCCCGCTACCATATCTCTCCAGACAACGCCACTCTCTGCAAGATTGCCGAGCGCCATCCCAATGGCAGTGTTGACCTAGTGAATGCCGAGACGGGCGAGGTGTGTGTGATCATGGCTCCCGTGAGCGATCTGCCCACATTAGGGCACGCGGTGATTGTCAGCCAAGTCGAGGCAGAGGTCGAGATCAAGGCTAAGACAAAAAAGCCTAGCAAACAGACATCCCTTTCCGCTCAAGAGTAGTCCCTCCTGGTCGGATCCATGACAACGCGGTTGCCCTTATGTCGGTGGGGGTATCGGCGTTGTTTTGTCTTTGACAACCTTCCCCAGACATGACGCTGCAAGAAATCACTGACACCCATAGCTACGCTCGCCAGTTTGAGATCAAGGACGAGGCACACATTTTCAACCTCAGCATCATGGGCCACGTTAGCGAATGGATGCCGGGAGATGTGGAGCCCTCGCAAGTGCCCATGTCTAATATTAACAACACAGACCTTGCACACATGCTGATAGGCATCGCTTCGCGTCTTCTTGCGCAACCACACTGCCACGCCATTGGCTAGCCTACTCGTGTCTCCATCCTTCAACCTCAAGCCTTTTTCATGAGCCTCGCCACCGCCATCGCCGCCGCCCGTAGCGCCACTCAGTCAGCATTGGAAGATGGCCACGCGGGCACTGTCACCATCAACGCCGTTAACTATGAGGGCAGCGTCGTCGCCGACAAAATCAAACGCGTGGAGACTTCGCAAGGGTGGCAGACTCAACAGACAATCTACGTTACACTTCGCAAATCATTGCTCGCCACTGAGCCTGCGCTCGGGGGCAAGCTGACCTATAGCAATCAGGTCTACGACATCGAGGACGTGGGCGGCACCAAGTCGGATGAGATCGCATGGACCTTTACCTGTCGTCGGTGGCTGAAACGCTAATCGTGCTTGTGTATGAGCCCCACGTTGACCTTCGACATCACCCCTCTACTGGGGCAGATCAAACGCGCCTCTGAGCTGATGCAGCGGGATGTGGATGACATGATTCGCGGCGTGGCCACGCGTAGCATTTTCAACACGGGGCGCATCCCCGGCGTGATCAATATCACCCCGCCCTTCAGTGGCGACACCAAGGGCAAGGCAGGACTTGCAGCAGGGAAGGCCAGCATTGACCGCGACACGGGCGGCATCTTTTCGGGCGTAACGCTGAAGCATCAGCGGGCCATCACGCACGTGTTCGGCAAGGCCTTGGAGACGCCTGTCATCGTCGCAACCAAGGAACTCAAGCCCAATGTAAAAGCCATCTACGACGAGCGCAACGCTCGTCGCCGTGGCAAGCGCCTCACCCGTGGCCAGAAGGCGGCGCATTACGTGGACATTAACAAGCTCAATGCTGTGCGGACCAAGCTCTACCAGCGCATTGGCTGGGCGTGTGCCGCTTGGTATCAAGCTGCCATTACCGCAGGCCTAGCACCGCGTGGCGTGCCCGCATGGGTGAAAAGGCATAGCGCCGCCCCAGGCGTAGGCAGTATCAGTGTGGGTAAGGGGGCTTTTAGCGTCACCCTCATCAGCTCTCTCGATTACAATGACGCTCTCGGCATGGAGAGCAAGATGGCCCGCGTGATGGGCTATCAAGAAAACGCTCTCAAGCGACAGATGCCCTACCTAGTGCGCAGCGCGCTAAAAAAGGCTGGCATGAATGACGCGTGAGCCGGGACTCCCCACCTATCAGCCACCACTGATCACCTACCCCCATGCCTCGCCGCCCAATCAAACACAAGCTCGAATCCGCTGTGCAGCGCTTCCTGAATGCCAACAAGACCGGCACCGGCTTTGCTTCCGTGCCCATGCTCAACAGCTACGGCTACGCCATTGGCGACAATACCGCCGTGCCGAAGGTGCAACCGCCTTTCCCCTTCGTGACCATCATGGCCAGCACGACAGCGGATGCCGAGATCCCCGGCGTGGCCAGCTACAATCTGGAGATCGTCTATCATACAGACAGCACCCTTACGCCAGCCCAGCGCATCACCGCCACGGAGACGATTGAGGAAATCCATCGCCTCATGACCCAGCCGCCCGACGACGCCGCGACATGGTCCGATGGCAACCGTGAAGGTGGGGCATTCAAAGCCTATGCAAACAAGCCCAATACAGGCACCGACACCCGCGATGCCTCCGCCAAGCCGCTGCACGTCTACGACATCATGCCAGAGAGCGATGCCACACAACTCGCACAAGGTGAGCATACCTGGAATGATACACTCAGCTATACCGGCACTGCGCAGACGATGGATAACCAAGGGGACGCCTGACAAGAAATGAGATTCGTTGCTTCGCCGTTTGACATGACTGGCGTTTGAAATCCACCTTTTTCACTCTTCCGAATCATGGCTGCCATCGTCAAAGGAACCGCTCACATCTACGGAGTCGCAGGCTCTGTTACCAATGCCACCGTCACGGCTTTCAGTCGTGACAAGACCACGTCCAACAACGCGCAAACGGAGAACGCCACGGGTAATGTCATTGAGCGGCGCTATGACGACATCACGACCGATGCCACGATTACACTGCGCGTTCGGACAGGATATTCTGAGCCCGCCATTGGTGACACTCTCACTTATGACAGCATGAAATATATCGTGGAGAAAGTGAGCGAGAAGCAGCAGCAGAAGGGCTTTGGTGAATTCACTCTCTCGGTGAAAACCTCCGAAGGCATTTCTCTGGCTTAACAAGATCAAGCGTGTGGCGCAAATAGAAGATGGATGAATGCAAGAGGACTTTCAGCACGCACTGTTCCCGCCTGCCCTGCGCGTCATGGGCAGGACGGTGCAGGGCTTGTCACTGTGGCACCTCGCTGCTCTGCACTCGGTGCAGTCGCCTTTCCTATCGTGTGATCCTGCGCTGCGGATTGTCGTCGGTGATTTGTTAATCGCCCTGCGCATTGTGCAGGCGCGGCCATGGACAGCCTTGCAGCTTCGCCCTCGGATGGTGGATATCCTCACCCGACTGCGCTATCGGCGCACATGGCAGCAGCACGCGCGGGCCTTTACGCAATGGCTCAGAGCGCAGCAAGTCACGCCAGATCTGTGGCAGCGGGTGGACGATGGCGCGCCACGCCAGATCACCGCGCCTGTGATCTTGTCCAAGGTCGCCGCGCTGATGGCCATGGGCTTCTCCCATAGCGACGCGTGGGCACTCAGTCCCGGCTACGCCGAATGGATCGCTCTGGCCCATGCCGAGCGCACTGTACCCGGTGTGAAATTCCTCACTGACGAAGACCGCGCCGATATGGCTGCCGAGGCAAAAAAGCCGATGCTGACCAATGCCGAATGCATCGCCCTTGCGGAAGCTGAGCTTAGCCCAGACCACTTCCGTCATTGGTTCGCTGCCCGCCAAGCATCTGGCTTGGCTTCCTAGCTTTTGACCTCTCCCCATGCCTTCCGTCATTGCCAAATTCGGTGCAGATACCAAGCCTTTTCAAGGGGGCCTGGATGAGATGCGCAATGCGACACAACGATGGACGGGTGACATCAAGGGCATGATCGCGGGGGCTTTCGCAGCTGGCACGGTGATTAGCTTCTTGAGCAATATGCGCCAAGAGATCGCACGCGCCGTCGATCTTGCACAGCGATTCGACACCTCTGCCGAAAGCATTCAGCGCGTGGGCAATGCCGCCAAGCTTGCGGGCAGCGACATCGAACTCGTCGCCAAGCAGATGACCAAGATGACCATTGAAGCCGCCAACAGTGGCGATAAGATGCAAGCCCTGGGCATCAATGCGAAGGAGTTTATCAACGCGGACATGGAGGGCAAGCTGCTATTGCTCGCCGGTGCGTATGAAGGCGCAGGCGATAGCCAAGAGCGCATGATCCTACTCATGGAGCTACTTGGTAATCGTGGCCAAGACATCCTGCCTTTGCTCGCTGCTGGCGCAGCAGACTTAAAGCGCCAGTTCGACGAGCTGCCCGTGGTCATGGAGAGTGTCGCCATCGCAATCGCAAAATTTGATGATGGAATCGACGACGTCACCATGCGGCTACAAGTCATGGTGGCTTTCATGGCGGCATCGGCAGCTACAGTTTTAGCATTCTTCGGCACCATTTTTGAAGGTGGATCGTCCGTAGATATGGACGCTCGGTTTGCAAAGCGAATGACTCAGATCTGGGATGCCAAGCCCGACAAAAAAAAGAAACCCACTTTTGACCCCGAATCGTTTGCCGAGGCAACCCATCGTACGAGTGGCAGCGCGGGCGCTGAGACCGATAGCGAACGCGCGGCGTCGAAGCTGGAGCAAACGCATAAACGCATCTCCATGGAGCGCATGACAGCGGAAGAACGCATTGCGGCTCTTGAGCGCGACAAAGAGCAAGCGCAGCAAGACTACGACAGCACCGCTGCCGATGCACAGGACTCGCGCTACGAGGCCGCTACGCGCATTCTGGAGATCGAGGAGAAGATCGGCAAAGAGAAGGCCGACATCGCCAAGGCAGAAGCGAAAGCCGCAGAGGATTTGGCGCAGGCAGAGAGTGATAAACAAACGGCCATTAACAAGTCCGCTGCCGCTCTGAAAGCCGAGGAAGATCGGCAATCCCTGGAGGCCATGACCCCTGCCAAGCAAGCTGCCGAGCTGCGCAAGCGCCAAGCCGCACTGTATGCCGAAAGCAAACGCGCGGCGATCAGCGGCGACGCCGTAGCCGCCAATGATCTGCGACTGCAAGGCCTCAAGATGAATGACGACATCTCCCGCGCTGACAAGTCCGATGCACCCTCCGCCATGAGCATGACTGGCATGGGCAACGCAAGCAAGATAAGCATCGTCAGCAGTTCCCTCGCCAGCATCGGGGGCGGTGGTGGCGGCGGTGTGTTTATCAGCGGGGCGGATCCGCAAGTCTCCGAGTTACGCACGCATACATCGCTGCTCCAGCAACTCGTGAATCTGCAACGGCAGACCACGGACAACCCGCAGGCCCCTTATCAACTTTAATCAGACTCACCATTTATGGCATTGATCAAAAAAGGTGACCCAAGCTTGCAGCTTCAACCTGGCTGGTCACTGGAGACGGATTACGACCAAGTCATTCGCGGCACGTCGGTCTATGAGGGCGACGCGGGCAGGCCTGGGCCGGTCAAGTTCCATCGGCACCCGTATGATTCACGGGCCGTCTGTATCGCCGTGAAGGAAACCAAGATGAAGACGGAAAAGAAACAATGGACCTGCCAATACCTCGGCCTCGAACAATCGCCCACCATTGGCATTGTCGAGTTCCCCGGCGGCACGGGGCAGGACCCGATTGAGACTCACCCGAAGTTTGCCCAGTTCGCAGGTACTAGCGGCAAGCCCCAAAATGGAGCCATCTTCGATGATACGACTGGGGAGTTCATCGGCTTTGGCGCGGGCAGCTTCGCTGGCGTGCGTTCGTACTTGGTGCCGAATGTCGCGGTGAATGTGACGTGGTGGCAGAGCACCGTGCCAGCCATCGGGCGCATTGGGAAACGAGTCAGCGGTGTCATCCCAAATTTTTACCCGCCAGCGGGGGCGCAAGATAAGCTCTTGGTGGGAATGCCCTACCGGCAATATGGACCTTTCTTCCAGGTCACTGCTTCCGTCCTATGCGGCGAGCGGTGGAACTCCTCCATTTACTCTTAGCAATTATGTCACATACACCAGACATCAGAAGACGATCTGACAGGCACGCGCGTCGCATGGATGACGTGGTCGTCCGCGCGCAACCCAATGCAGGCGCAGGCGTGCTAACAAGATCGCTCCCGAGTGGCACCATCATTGAGGGATTTCCCAAGCGGCAAATCATTCCTGGCAATGATCATCCGTGGAAGATCACGCTCGGCACAGAGGAACCTTGGACGATCAAGGTGAGGCCTGGACTTTTGGCCCTAGGCGATGGCTATTACACGCCTACGATCAATAATGTATCGATGGCAAATGACCCAGCGCCAACTTTAACAATTCCAACAGGCCAGCATAAAGTCTGTCTGGCTTTTCGGGCAACGGGCGACATGCTAAATTCCAACGCCAACGCCGTGACCATTTATTACCTCTCGCGAGGTAAGATTGTAGCGGGCACTTCACCTGCGATCTTATTGGTGCCAGACTCGCAGAGGATGGGTCCAAATGAGCAAGCTGCCATTATCAATTACCATACGGGCAATATCACAGCCGGGCTCTATTATGTCGCCCTTGGAATGGTGGAGCGAACGACAGGTCAGGAGGCGGCACTCAAGGTGAAGATTAATTACTGGAAAAAAAACGTGCGGGCTTTCATGCTCGGCGATGGTTCCATGGAATACGCGGAGACTTAAAAATGAACTATTCTCGCTCAGCTCGGCGAACGGGTCCTCGTAATATTTTATTTTTCAAATTGCAGGATTTTACCAAGTTTATGCAAGCCAGCTTTGGTCAAGGCTTTTATCAGCGAAGCGGCAGTCTCGAAGATGGCACATTTCAGGAAATATTCGTGCCAAGTTTGACAGTTGGTTGGACGGTGCGGGCAAAATACCCTCCAGTTGCAAGGCCGTATGATACTGGCTTGAGCTGTCATTTCTCAATCCGATTCAACGACAAAAATCTATCGACGGTAGATGCTAACGGGAATTTACAAATCCGGAGGCCGCTTTATCCACTGATCTATGCATCAACAAGCCAAGGGCCAACACGTTATCCTGACCGATATCCCCTTTATGCCGAATACGAGGATGTCTATGAGCAAGACGGTGCAATCTATAAATTTCAGCGAGTAAGACGTAACGCCAATGGTGATCCGATCTACGATGCCAACGGTAAACCGACTTATTTTTTAGTTACGCACACGGGCAAAATTAGATCGCTAGGGATTGAGCTCTTCCAAGGACACTGGGAAGGAGATGCGCTTTATGATCCTGAAACTTACGGCGAACCCTGTTATCGCGGCCAACTGCAAAATAACAACATTGCTTTTCGTTTTTCAGTGGCAACCCCGGCTACGACTATTGTAATTGACCGCTCAGATGATCCAAATCAGGACCCTGATTCACTGCCTTACACCATGAACGGGCCGATATTGCCATTGCAAGACAGAGAGGGAGAGTACGTCTATGTCCACAGCGATTGGATAGAGTGGCCGATTGAGCGTTGCTGGAGCCTGGACTACCCCGGTTTTTTCTCGCAAGGCCCCGTGTGATTGGGTACCCTTTACCCATGCGCCTACTGCTTCCCCTTCTGCTGCTCTTCCGTGTCTCGGCCCTACCGACAGCCAAGCCCGGCCCATGCATGCCCTACGCGGAGATGTGTCTGCATTGCAGCGATTGCTCGCAGTGTGGGCACTGTGCGCGCAAAGGTGGCAAGTGCTCGGTATGCTGGTCGCGATAGCTTCCACGGCCGTATTGACACGCCGTGTGCACTGTGGCCCGGCAAATCAACGACTACCCTATCATCATCGACGCGGACAAGGGGCAACTGCTTAGCTCCTTCCGTAGCGCGCTCACTATTCCCGCAAAAAATGTGATTCAGGGAGATACGCTACGTCTCATACTGCGCGCCGTGCGCCCTCATCCGCAGGCGCAAGCCGCGCTCACACAACTCTGGCAAGACATCACTTTGCCAGATCAGGTCTATGTGGGTATCGGCGTCGTGGGCCGTGCGCCTACCACGGGTACCTTCACTCTCACCTTTGGACCCAATACCACCAGCGCGCTCGCATACAACGCCAGCGCGGCCACGGTGCAAACCGCGCTCAATTCACTGGCTAGCATCACCAGTGCAGGCGGAGTGGTCGTCACGGGGCAAGCGGCAGGCCCTTGGCAAATCGTGTTTAACTCAGCGGGGGCACGGGCAGCGATCACGTCAAATGTAGATGCGCTCTACCCGCTCACCCAGGCCAACATTTACACCTCGCGCGATGGCACGGGGTCGCTCACCGAGATACAGGTGGTAGCGATGGAGTGCCAGCCTGCCGCCTTGGCTAGCACGTTCGTGAACCTACCAGCGGCTGCTGTGACAATCACCGAGCTACAGGCCGGTGCAACGGGCGTGCCCGAGGTGCAAAAGGTGACGATCAATGACGACGCCTACGGCGGCACCTTCACCCTCAGCTTCAATGGCGGATCTACTGGAGCCATTCCATATGATTCTACAGCGGAGGATTTGCAAGCCTACCTGGAAGCAGTTACCACGATTGATGCAGGCAACGTGTCCGTGACTGGCCAGAGCCCCGAATGGACAGTTACCTTCAAAGGCGATCTCACCGGCAATCAGCCCGCCATGACTGGCAGCTCTGCGGGGCTCAGTGTTCCCATTGGTAAAGTGGGCACGCTCAATCTCGCCACCGCAGGCATGGAGCAGCTAATGAACGGCGCGTCCAGTGTAGAGGCCACGCTAGAGGTGCAGTGCATGTATGGCGGCACGGATGCGGTGACCATCTTGCAAGCTGACATCAATGTCTACAACGATCAGCTCGCCAACAACCCAGGACTACCGCTGGACCTGCCCAGCTACCTGACAGCGGCGCAAAGTGATGATCGCTATCTGCAAGCCGTGCCTGCTGAATTCCTCACGCAGACCGAAGGTGATGCGCGCTACCTGCAATCCGTAGCCGATGGCAGTGTGACCACAGCCAAGCTAGCAAGCGCCAGCGTGACAACCGCGAAGATCGCAGATGCCAATGTCACCGCCGACAAGCTGGCTGCTAATGCCGTCACGACTGCCAAGATCACTGATGCCCATGTGACCACGGCCAAGATCGCCGATGGCAACGTGACATCAGTCAAGCTATCAAGCGACAGCGTGACAACTGCCAAGATCGCCGATGGAGCTGTGACTGCTGCCAAGCTGGAGTCCGTCAGCGGGCTCACGGCTGGCACCGTATTGGTCAAGAGTGTGACCGTGGATGCCAAGGGCCGCATCACCGGCTACAAGCCCAAGTATCGCTCGAGCATCACCGCTAATGCGACGATTTCGGCCTCCGCGTTGGATCTAGACGTGACCACGATCACGATTCCCGCTGGCACGTTGGAAGTGGGCGATGTCATTG